CCTGTATTTCTCCAACCATATTCTTGAAACACATTAGCATTAGCACCTAGGTCTTTGAGAAACAATATCTGTGATCTAGGTACTAGATACTTTTGTTTCTTCCTATAGAGCATATGATTAATAAACTGGGAAATGTTATTCTCTACTATGGTCCATGCATTGTACCACTCAATAATCATTTCTAGTCGCTCGTGTGTTTTATTAATATCATCAAAACGACCACACCAAGCTGCTACAATTTTATCTCTTTCTACAAAAGTCTCTACTTTTTCACCGTCATTTCTAGTTACCTCTACAGCAGTTTTGTACACATAGATAGAACATAGTGATTCAGATGTTGTGGTCTTACCTTCTCCTACGGGGTCAATAGATGCATAGTACATTCCAAACTCAGGGTTCTTCACAGGTCTTTCATAGCATACAAATACCCCGGTTTTATCTTCACGCTTCTTATCTACTGGGAATTCCATGATAGGTAGTTTAGACGTGGGTTTTACATCCACTTCACCTTTTTCATCCCGATAGATATCTAGATATTCGATAGGGTATTGTTTATCTTCTATCCTGCGCATCTGTGCACCAATAAGATTTAAAGGGAAGATTGATACCTTTCTGTAAGCAAAAGCTTCCTCAATATTTCTAGGGTGCTGAGATATACGTAACTGATATTGTTCAGGACTAAGATCTTTCTTCCACTTCTCAAACTGTTCATCTAGTGCTTTAAGCGCATCATCTACTTTAGAGTTACCAAACTCATCAATAAATGGTGGCATTGACCATTGTTCTGGAATGAATAAACCTGATCTTCCTATTGTACCTTTAGAATCTATTAGATTCGTTTCTACTGCATAGATATCATTAGGATCGGGTCTGAGTGTCATCTCTTTTAGAGGTTCACACTGATCAAGATCACCGACAGATCCTGCTGCTATAAACATACCAGTAGTAACAAATCCAGATCTCATAGCAGGACGAATATACTCAAAGGTAGTGTCCATCTTAGGAGCAATACCAGCTTCCTCATGGAAGAAGTACTTACAGGGTCCACCGACTCCATTAGTAGGGTCTTTCTCAAAAGACATTCCTTGAAGTACACCTTTAAGACCTACTTCTGTTTTACGCTTTTGAGAACCCTGTACTATCTCAATCTTCTGTTGCCATAATAACACTTTTCCTGGGTTCATTGGACGATACCAAGCGGTGTGCTTATTCAAGAATGCTTCATATTCATTTAAGAACTTCCAAGAACCTTTATCGTTAATATAGTCTTTTAGACTAGCACCTACTTTTAAAGTAATACCTTCTTCAAACCAGATCTGATTAATCATCTTACCCATGTGGTAGTATGATGAAGCTATCTGACGTTTCTTAAGTATGGAACAATGTTTATAATTAAGTTCTGCTAAGATCTCATACAGTGCCATATGATACTGAGCATCGCGCACGTCCGCGAAACCAAACTTCTGAATCTCCTTATTGAAGATGGGTAGGAAGTTTAACCACATGTAGTAATCTCTTGGAAGATACCAAGTATTGGTACCATTTTGAAAGATTACACCATATCGACACTTATTCTTTTCATGATCCCAATATGCTATATAGTCTTTAGTACCCTGTGGAGATGTGCAGTAAAAACCATTCTGATTAAATAATCTAGCTTGTTCATTAAATAGAAAGCTAGTTTCATCAAAGTTATATTGACCAGGTTCTTTAAATATAGATAGTACAAACTCTTTGTACTCATCTCTTGTTTCAAAAGATGTCGTAAACCAAGTACCATTTTTCCAACTAGGTATGTCTATAAAACTAGTACTCATTAAGTAGTCTTAGTATTTCATTCAATGACTCATGTCTATGATTATCATGTAGGATAATTTTATTTACCCAATCTGATTTATCTAGTTTAGATATGTCATGAATAGCGGAATCGTTTTTAAATTTTAAATCTATTTGATGAGCATCTCCTGTAAAGATCATAGTAGCATTTTTACCTAGACGTCCTACACACATTTGTAATTGTGATTTAGTAAGATTCTGGAACTCATCTACTATACATACACAATCTTCAAAAGTTCTACCTCTGAAATGTGTAAGAGATACTAGTTCTAAAGATTCATTCTCTTCTAACTTATTTAGTATCTCTGGTTTATTATATACCTTACGGATATTAGATTTAATAGGGACTAACCAAGGTTCCATCTTTTCTTTCTCAGAACCTGGTAAGAAACCATTATCTTCTGTAGATACTGTAGGTCTAGTAATAACAATCTTATTTACTTTGCGTTTAAATAGCATATCTAATGCTATCTGTACAGCTAATAAAGTTTTACCAGAACCAGCTTGACCAATTAGAAAGTTAAATGGTCTTTGTAAGATAAGTTCCTTAGCACGTTTTTGCTCTTCTGAAAGAGTTAATGAAAACTTGATATCACCTTTTGGTGGATCCTTCTCAATGTTTTGCTTTGCCATTTTCTATCTTTTTTATCAAAGATACGACATCTTTATGAGATGTTGGTAAAGAAGCATTGTTCATAAATTCAGCAACCTTATCTCTAGGTATTGCTAACCATTCTTTTCTATACTCAGCATAGTATAAAAAGAACTCTGATACATTACATTTGGTCATATGCGAGTCCTTGTCCACCTCTAACGTGGCTTGTTTGTTCTTCTTGTAAGTCTTTGTACGCTCCTTTGTAGCTTTCTCTGATCTGCTGGAACTTTGACGCAGCTGAGACCAGCGCTGTAATATTTCCATCTCTTCCATGTGTAATAGGGGTTTTATCCATATAATCAGCTAGTTTATCTAGCATCTTCTTAATACCATTATAAGCTCGTGATGTTGGTGTTTCATATAACTTCTTACAAAATTGTACAGCTCCTGGTATACCATCATCTTCCGGACTAAAATTAGCATCTATTTCTGCTAATATAATATCTTCTTTATCTTCTTCCATCATATAAAAGAATGGATTAAGATCTGGGTTAGGACATGTCATATAAAACAAGTACTGATATATCTTCAAGTAATCATCCGGATATTTATCCATAATGTTTTTTAAAGTAGTCAGCGTATAACAATGCTCAGTAGGAATTACTACATTGTTCTGTATATCAAATAGTTTAATTGTCATCTTTTGTTTCTTTTATTTCATAGTAATAACTACTAGAATCTTCTGATACCCATTTATCTGATTGTGCTTCAACAGATTCTATATGTTCATCTACTTTAAATGTAGACGGTTCTATCGGAAAAGGTTTAGTTATCCAGTTAGAGTCTCTCCAGAATATTCTATTATTAGGTTGACAGAGCAGATAACCATCATCCGCAATCAGTATATGTCCGCATTTATAATCAGATGGTTCATCTGAATATGCATTTCTATACCAATCAACAGTCATGAGATAAGTCGCCCATATCTTTGAACCGTCTTTAAGAACTACTTGACATCTCTTTTCATATAAGTAGTCATAAGTAGTGACAGTAACATTCTCAGAAAAACAATCCCAAAGTTGCTTAAAATGAAACGGTATATCATTAACAGGTTCTTTCATAAATATCTCAGAGATGGGAACTCTTGATCTAAGCATACCATAGTCAGTCATTACATGAAAAGTTAGTATCTTCCCTGCTACTGACTGTACTGCAAAAGCATATGCTTTATGATACACATCTTTATCTTCTTCTTTTTTAGTAAAATGTGATGCTCTTACATAACATTTAAAAAGATCTATATTTTCATTAAGAGTTGCCATCTTTCAAATAGTTTATTATACTTATCACTTCTGTTTTTAAATAAGGTAACTCATAAGTAATGATTTTGTCTACAACGGGTTCTCCAAATTCATCATAATATACAACTCTGTTATCATATGCGTCTTTACCCGCTTCTTTAAATTGTATATGTTCTATTACAAGTTTACCCGGTTTTAATCTAGGATTATGTTTTAGAATCATATACATGTAAAGACTAAGCTGGATGTTATAATGATTTAGATTACAATCATCCAAGTGACTAAGGGGATCTAACATCTTATCTGAGATACCTTCCCAGTTAATGTAAGACTCTACTTTTATTTCTTTGTTAGTTTTGTAATCGTATACGTTTACAAATCCATTTACCACCTCCACTCTATCTGCTTGACCACATATACCAGCAGACTTAAGATATACCAGATGCTCAGGGTAAATACCATCAGCAAGCTTTTGTTCCGGAGCTTTTTTAAATCCATCTTCTTCTATAGGTTTAATAATAGGTACTATTATATCTTCTCTACTTATAGAGTCACAAGAAAGTAAATCTTTTTCTCTTTGACCGTGATACCATGTTCCTAGGTTCATAGCTTTTTGAGACTCGTTTTTCCAAGCTTCTTTAATTTGATCTGGTGTCATACCATACCATTTACTCTTCTTATTCTTAGAAGATTTTATAGCTATAGCATCTGCATCAAAAGGTTTCTTGAACTTAGATATAATTGACGTTACACTAGTCCATATGATTTCTTCACTAGGGTCTATGCTTACGTAACTATGTGTTTCTGGTTTAAATATCAGTGCCATCTATGTATGCGTTTAATTTATCTTCGTCTTCTTCAGACATTATAGCATCCCAGTGACCTTCAGGACAAAAGGATGACATGCTATGTACTTTATAATCAGAAGAACATCCGCAACTACCACAACAAGGTTGAGTACCAGGTACTAAACAACTTTTACCAATTATATCAAATAGAGGACAGTTTCTACAGATAGTCATCCTATAGTCTGCTATCTTCTTGTGTTTCTTCTTAGTAAAGTAATAACCAATTACCCCTTCTAGAATTAACCACTTATTCTTCCAGATTGTTTTTAGTTTTTGTATCATTTAATAGTTCTTGTTTAAATGCATTTTTCTGATGAACAATATCGTAACTTTTTGTCTGAAGTTTTTTATACATCTCTAATCTTTTTTGTAGATCTGTATATTTAGCAATCCCTGTATATTCTTTCTTATCTAATTGATCTATATAGAAATAAGTCTGTGCAATCTTCTTTGCAAGCTTCTTTCTATTTATTGTAAACTCTCCGAGACCAACTATAAATATAATAGGGTCTTCTTTGGTAACCATTAGTTTTCTAGTATAAGACCAATAGAATGATAGAATATCTTCTACATCTTCAGCATTCTCTTGTTCAGAACAAAACTCTTTAATTAACTGATTAACCGTTTTCGCTTTCAACTCTTACAAATTTATAGTCCAACAGAATATTCCCGGTTGTCTGAATCTTTAAGTCAGGATTCAATTTGATTAGTTTATTGTAATCACCGTTCTTAATTACTAGGTCTTTCTTTTCTGCTTTTGTAATCGCGCTTCTAACAGATTGACTGCTACCAAAAATCTTGTTCTTGGTAGCAGTATCACAAAACTCTGTTAGTGGTTGTTCTCCACCTAGTGCTAAAAAAGTTAAACAATTCAAATCTAAATCTGACACGTTCAGCTGCTTTAATGTACAATGGGTAGCTATTTGGAAACGTACTATGTTCCATAGATCCATTCTTACAGTTTTACGTACCTGATTTACTTTTGCCATTACTTATCTTTTTTAAGGTTTCTTGGTTTTGGTTCCTCAGTTTCCTCTGGAGCTGGTGCAAATACACTAGCTAATTTCTGTTGCATAAGAGCTCTACGAAGTCTTAGATCTTCAATTTCGGTTACTAAACTCTCATACTCTTTTTGAACTTTAAGGAATTCAATCTCCTTATTGAAGTGTTCAAGCATCTCAGCTTTTTTCAACTCATACTCTTCTTGAGTCATTTCATCTTGTGTCATAATGTTGGTTTTTAAAAGTTTAAAGCAAAGATATAACAAAAGTTTAAATTTCCAAACATTAAAAAACCCAGACTAGCTGGGTTACTTTAATATAAGTTTAGAAATTAATCTTCTTTCTTAGCTTTAATGTATCCTGTAAGCTCAGCAAGACTGGTACTTATCGTATTCATATGCTGATTAAGAGTGTCTATTTTAACAGATAGTTTTTCATGATCAGACTTCTGTTCATCTTTAATTTCTGACATACGCTTATAAATTATAGTTTCTTTGTGCAATAACTGTGTATCAATCTCTTTGATTTTGGTAACTGCTTTCTCCACATCTTTCTTTAAAGCAAAATAAGCACCTAACACTGAAACAGCTAGTAAGATTATACCTATAACATCTTTAGCTGTGAATACTAAGTTTTCTGCTTCCATTATTCTACTTTATATAATCTTAACTCAAATGAGACAAAAGCATCAGGTAACAATTCACCTAATCCACGAGCATTTGAAACTGAGGTTGCTGAGTCTCTAGATTCTATGTATAAATCTAGCCAAGGGTCACCTTCAAAAAATGTGTACATAGCTAGTGTATTTCTAGAATCTACGGAAGATCCTGAAAATATTTGAATATTTTTTAGACTATAAACACTAGGATCAAATCCATCAATTCTTATAGAAACTTGACCAGGTATAATAGATTGCGCATCAGATGGATAGCCTGTATTGTTAAATACTTCATAATATTGTACATAATATGCATCATTATCAATATCATAAAATTGACGAATTTTACCAGTAATTACCTTGTATGGTAATCCGGAACCTATATTTTCATAAATACCCTTTAAGAGTTCAATCGTATATCTTTCAAACTGAGGATCTGTCATATCTATTGTTTTACCTTATTATAGATTCCTTTTAGTAGCTCTATCATGTATTTCTTGAATGCTTCGCTCATACTATAATATACAAAAAATTAAGGCTCTATAAAAATTAAATATGCTGTATCCGGATTTGCAACAAGTAGATCTATAAAAAGATTTATACCCTTACTGTTTAAAGCGTTCACAAATTCTTCATTCGAATTTTCCCACGCAAAGCAGATAGTACCCCATTTAGTGTCACTATTAATTGCAATATGCGTTATATTATCTTCTTGAATTATTGAATAGGTCATGCAGTTATTGTAAATGATAGTCCATTAAATGCGCCACCGCTACCTGCTGTTGCATTATTCACCCTTCTTATCGATAATTTATCACCTGCAACAAAAGTAACTGGATTGGTAGTATTAGAATATGGTGTAGCAGTTGGAGCAGCTCCTGATGCTATTGTAATAACAAGTGCAGTATCAACACCATTTTTTCTAACAGTTATGACTTGTGAGCCACTCGCTGGTTGAGTTAGTGTATAATGCATCAAATACATATTCGTTAAAGTCATAGCGTGTGGTATAATAACCGTTGATGTTTGTTCATTACTACCTGCAGTCATACCCACTCCTATCCAGGTAGTAGTACTTGCAGCTATGACATTGGCTGTTTGAAAATTCCAAATTTGATTTGTTAATCCACTACCTCCCGAATACTGTGGGATATTTAATGTACCGCCTGCCAAAGTAGCAGCACCTGATGTACCGGTAGTAGTTAGGGTTAATTGCTCTTGAGGAGTATATCCTAGTATGGTAGCAATAGATGCTGTTTTCCATTGAGCAGGGCTTACTGTATTATCGTAATAAAGAGTGTCTTTTAAAGTAGGGGTTTGAGCTTGCACATTATGTAATTCGTCTAACTCGTAACCATTTTGCACCCTTACATATAATCTACCTGCTGACCCATTACTAGCAGTAGTTACAAAACCTAAATATACTAGATGGTTAGGAGCATAAGGTTTAGTAGGAGTAATAGTTCCCGCAGTTGGACCTAAATAAACAGGATCACTATCTGCCCATGTTGAAGTGGGTAGTATATTTAATCCTGTTAGAAGACCCTGTGTAATAATAATACCTTGTTGACCAGCAGCTATAGAATTTGAAAATACTAAACCTATAGTCTGAGCTGATGTAGCATCACTTGTATTATATGCACGTTTTACTTTAAGTCTATCACCAACACCACCAGATGCATATACAGGTTGTCCTTTAGTAATAGCAACCGTATCATCATTGGTAACATAAGTAAGCATTGTATTAGGTGACGTACCTATACATTGAAAACTTGGTGTTGTAGAGTTATATACACAAAGCATTTCTGCTCCGTCTAGTATATCTCCGGGAACTACAGGTCCATCATTATTACGATATAGTGTAATAGCACCTAAACTATTAATATTAAGAGTTGCTCCTGTAGTATTACCATTAGTAAATCTAATAAGATAAGCATTACCATCAACATAACTTGTAACTCCTGTAATAGTCGTTGTGTAAGTATCTGTACCGGATGCTGTACCTTTAGGTATCCCTCCTGTTATAGTTAAATCACCAGATCCTAATACACTGTTACCATTAATGGTTTTGATATTAGTACCAGAGACAAGAGTATCTTGTTTTGCATTTAGTGCACTTTGTAAATCCGTTTGACTAGATAGGGTACCAGTAATAGACCCCCAGGTTGTTGATCCTGGGGGTGAACTTGTAATTAAATCATAAATAGTTTGAAGCTTTGCTAATACTTTTATGTCAAATCCTTGAATCATGGGGATAGTGCATCAATAATCTTATTTAGCAAATTTAATACTTTTTGTTGAAAGTTTTGAATCATGTTTAACCGTTTCCTAAACTTTTAACAGGTTGATTAAAATAAAGATTATAGTTTGATGTAGCTAATGTAGCTAAATCAATAGGATCCTTTAGTGTCGGTATTAAATCAAACTCTGATACACCTTGATAAAAACCTTTAACAGACATAATTTCATAGCAACCTCTTATAGGTGTTGTACTTAAACCTTGAATAAGTGAGACAATTATTTTACCTACTTTATTTCCTGTTAATACTGTAAATCCACCTGTAACTGTATTCAAGGATTGTGCACCAGGATATTCCCAACGTTTAAAAAAATTAGGACCTATATACGTTGCAGGATATTGAGGTGGAGGACTTTGTATAGTTACATCACCAACTCTATAAAAAGTAGGATTGTTTTTTGTGATATCTAATATGTATTGACTAGATGTAGAATTTACTGTTGAAATATTTTGTAAGGTTGCGCTTGCCATTATAAGTTTTTTATTTGGTAATAATGTAGCTACTGAAAGTTCACTAGTATTAACACTTGGTGTGTAAGTTCCTGCGGGGGGTCCAAATCTAATACCTAATGGGTATTTTGTATTTGTAATATTAATAGTACTGTATCCTAATTCAGTTAATATAAAGGGTTTATATAAGTTAGCTTTAACATCAATACCTCCAATACCAAACATAGTAAGTCCATATTTACTCGGTGTAGTGACATAAACTAACTCATTACTACTATTTATAGCAGGACCCATTTTTAATAATGCTGTTGCACAAGCACTTGCTCCTATAGCACTTGTAGATAATTGGGAAGTTGTATATACAGCGTTTGCATTAGCCCACTCATTGATATCAATTATTTGACCAAAGTTTCTTAATTTTGGTGTAAGTATTATTTTTCCATTACTTGTTAATCCTCCTGCATGAAAACCTCCATAACCTCTTGAAAAGAGACCTCCTGTAGTTCCTGCTGTATTTTGTGCATCTAGTTGTGGACCAGAATATGGAAAAGTTGTAGGATCACCATTTACACATCCATAACTACCTGTAGTAAGCTGAGTACCTGACCATGTTGTTCCCGCTAAAATTGTACCGTCTTTATCTCTTGGAAAACCTATTCTACTAGCTGAACTAACACCTTGTCTAATAGTTAAACTGTTTCCACTATTCCAACTAACATTACTGTAAAAACTGTATTCAAAAGATGGTTGAGTCCCCCACGCAGGAAGTGCAAATCTAAAAAGAGTTGGAGTAGACTGAGGTATAAAATATAATTTAGAATCGCTACCTAAAACACAACCTGAGTAAAACCCTCCTAAACTAGGAGCGTTGTTTGGTGCAACTTGCGCTTGTGTAAAATTTGGAGCAGATATTATATACCACCTACAATCAGTAGGTCCGCTACCAGGATCAATTACTAATATATGACCTGTTCTAGTAGTACTACCTACTGTAACTCCTGCTGTGTGAGGTGCATAGTAAATATATCCATTTGGTGCTAAAACTCCTTTACTGTTATATAAAGCAGGAGCCTGATCTATACCTGTTGTACTAGGCATTGCAGGTCTATCACCTGATGTTCCTGCTTGAACAAATGTTACAGTTGGTACAGTATAATTAGTGCTCGGTGAATTTGCATTACCTGGATCAACAACCATTATACTATTTATACCTGCTGCTCTAGGTGCTCCATATAAATAACCATTTGGAGCTAAGGTAAGAGGTGTGAATCCACCGGGAGCACTTGTACCAGCAGTATTAGGATCGCCTATAGTTCCATGCAATCCCCAAATAGACGCTGTTACGGCACTTGATGATGTAAACATACTTTTAGAATTAAGCTAGTTCAGGAATTAAATCTCCAGCAAGTAACCAATTACCGCCACCTCTGTATATAAGGGTAGCCATACTACCAGGTGTACGTAATCTATTCATGTTATTAGCACTTGTTACATTGGTAGCATTAATTATTACTTTATCTACTGCTGAATTGCTCGCACTTCTCCAATTTATAATAACTTGACCACCTGTAGCAAATCCTGAAGGTGATCCTGGAGTTATTGTAATTGTAGAATTAAGATTAGTTGTATCAACATCAATCACAGTTCCTCTATCACCAGCAACAATCGAATAATCTGCAGATTTGGCATTAAAAGCCGTTACAATAGCTCCTGCATCTGCACCCGCATAAGACAGGTAACTTACTGTACTACCTACAGGAATTGTATCTGTACCTGAAGAGTCATTATTAGCTAAAACAGTATCAATTTTATATAAATACCATCCTGCAGTTGGTGCAGGAATAGTAGTACTCCAATCGTTAAGAGTTACACTACTCACATCCCATATTTTAGTTACCCAGTTGTAAACAGCATTACCCAATGGTAAATTTGTTGAAGGTACTGTTCCAGAATTAACCCATTTATACAATGTAAGAATTGCGAATCTATATGAATTATCACCTAACTGTGCCCAATAGGTATTGCTATAACCTGATGTAGGTGGAGCTTCAGCACCAGGAACACTTTGACTCTGCTTTGCAAAATAGGTCGTATATCTACCTGACGCATTTATCACATAAACAACATCATTAATATCATAATTTCCTGCAGGGTTCGAAGGTAGTCCTGTTGTAAACTCACCTCTCCAACGAAGACCATTGGGAATACTTTCAGCTTTAATTTTTATAACACTGTTTTCAGCGGGTGTGAATGGTCCGGTTTTTATAAAACCATTTTCATAAATTTCAATAAACTCATCAGCTAGTAATTGAAAACTTACACCACCTCCACCTCCACCACCAATAGCAGCAGCAAGGTCATTAAGTGTCATCGCATATGGTTGCCACGGATCTTGTTTCTTTAAACCTGCTCCTGTATAGGTTCCTATAATGACTAAGTCATTATCTAAATCTCTTGGTGTCTTTGATACTCTTTTACTTTTTAAGAGATCTGACCAGTTGTTAATTTGCATATATTTTTGTTTTTAAATTTTTAAACTGCGTAAGGTGAACAAATTGTTCTTAGTGTTTTTGCACCAAATGCAAAAGTTGTCGGACTAAGTTCTAACATAAAAGAAGCACCGTTGTAACCAGTTCCTGGAATAAGCTGAGATGAACCGATGTATTCATCATCTGTCATATTATATGCAATAAGAGACCATTGCTCACCAGAACCTGGAATACTAGGAGATGATATAAAAGTAACAATACTTTTTGAATTTACTACATTAACATATAAAGCAGAAGGATTAATAATATACTCATTACTATATGTTGCAATGTGATTAAAGTTAAAATCAAATTCACTTATCAAACCGTCTTTCTGACTTGCAACATAAAGTCTATTATTTGTTTTACAGAAGTTAAGTCTTTGTTCTAAACTTGTTCCTCCAGGGATGGGAATATTTGTAAAAGTTTCAGCAACTGTATCAAATACTACAAACTCATCACAAAATCCGAAAGGACGTCCGTATATAATAGAATCTCCAATAACTAAACTATTTGATTGGAATCCTCCTATTAATTTAACACCGGTGCCTATAATAGTATCTTCAAGTGTCAAGTCAACAAGTGATCTTTTTTGAATTCTACTAGCAGATCCGTAAACTCCTCTTGTTACATATAAACTATTCCCTACAACATGTGCATTACAATTATTACTAAGTCCGTCTAGATTTGTTTCTTCATAATGTGTTACTTGATTACTAATTAAACTAAATTTAGTAATATAAGATGGCTCATCATTACTTCCATACCCTCCGCCACTAAAGTAAAGAGCATTCTCTGCGGCACTATAAGTCAGATTTGGTATACCATACGATATAATATCAGGTGATATAGAAAGTGTAACAGTATCTGATAAATTTGAAAGAGATGATTTATAAATAGGACTGTTTGCATTATAAATAAAAGATGCTGAATACACATAATCACCTACTTTAACAGCAGCATGATTTCCTATATAATCATATGGTCCATATGATGCTAATCCTGATGGAAATGTACACTCTGGCTCAGGTGTTGATGTGCAACATGTATCATACCAAGCATCATTATAGATAAACAACTTATTCAATGTTGTATTAAAATAGATAGTGCCATTTTGAACATTAGCAGGATGAGCATCAAAGGTAGGTAGTGTAAATTTGCTTAATGCTTGTAAGTTTTCAATTCTATAATTTTGATTCGGATCACCTATAAACGCTCTTCTTCCACTAAAACTTGTAGAATCTTCTAAATCTCCAAATATGTTACCTATACCTTGATCTAATACATCTGCTAAAGGCATGTCCATAGCAACTTCATTGCTAGTCTCTGAAGGATTCAGTGGATCAAAACTAATAACAGTATCGTCAATCTGTATCTTATAACAATCCTCTAAACGATATTTATACTTTACAGGAGGAATACCTTGTCTCTTAAAGTTATCCATATTAACTTTTTGAACACCACCTGCCGCAAGAATATGAGCACTGTACTTACTCAAGTAAGTCGTCTCATTTTCTCTATTACTAGGATCTTTAGAATAGCAAGATACACCGGTGATATTATCACCACCTGTAAACATGTAACTAGTACCTTTAATATATCCTGCATAATCTGAAGTAATATCGTTTACAACAACGTTTCCTGCTGAGGATTGTAAAAATATTCCTAAGTTATTTGGTATGTTAGATCTTACTTCACAAACTTCAGCACCACAACTAGTCATTGTAATACTTACACTGCTTTTCATCCAGTAACCTAAACCATTAGAGTCAGATGCACAGTTATTAAGTGTAGAATAAGATGAGTTAGACAAACAAAAACCTGCAAGATGTGCTCCTGATGCATAACATGTATCTAGACTCATACTAGTAGTACTACCCGCAATATAAAATCCGTGACCACCCGCATTTCTTACACGAGTGTTTTGAATCTTGGATAACATACCACCGTATACAGTAATACCATGGTTTGTAGATCCATTGATCAATACTTCATTAATATATAAGTTATTAAGATTAGAACCTGATTGATCAGGATTACCTTCTGTTAAAAGAAATCCACCACATCCCCAATTACTATAACTTACAGTACCGCCACTTGAAGTATATGCAGACTTAACACCTACAAAATCACAATTCATAATAGTTAATGAATCTGCAGAGTTCCATCCTACGATACTACTAGTTTTTGTAAACACGTGATAGGCAGGACCTGTATTAGTAGTACTAGTCATTACAAAACGAGTAGAACCGTTTGAAGACAAACTATCCTTTGCAGATCTGCTAACACCAATAATAGTAACATTAGGTGCTTCAATAATAAACATGCTTCTATTAACAGCAGACATTGTAAAATCTCCCTCTCCAAATAAAAGTGTGATCCCTGCACGTCTAATAGTAATAGTATCTGTAATAGTTTCTGATTTATAATTACTACAGTCAAACACAGTACCCTCTGGGTAAGTAGTTGAAGTTCCTGCATTTTGTAATTTCTGTGTAAAAGTAGTTCCTAGCACACTTGTAAGTGGTATTGTTCCTTTTCCGTTAATTGATAAAGCCATTTTTTTTATATTTTATAAATTATAATAGTTGTAAAGTGTAAACCATGAAGGTGACGCTAACTGTGTATCAGGTATTAATGTAACTGAACTAACAGTACCAGATACAGGAGGAGCTGCGTATGGATCTAAGTTAATAATATAACTGCTATCTAAGTTTATAAAACCTCCAGTAGGATTCTCTATTTGTACAATATCCACACCCATGTTAATAAACGAGATTTTTTTAGGTTCTGTTATTACAGTAGGTAAGTTCGGTACATATATAGTAAGAGCGGATCCTATAGTTGTAGTATTCGCTATAATATAAATAGTCTCTAATGCAGTAAGATCATTATAACTTAATGTATACTGAATAACAGATTCTGCAAACGGATCTAAGATAATATTTTTAGGATAGCTAGGACTAGGGGGTATAGGTTGTGGTTGTGGAATAACCTTACCCTGTTTAATATCCCAATAATTATTCGTCGCCATATACTATAATATACAAAAGTACAACTGATTATTCAAATATAAAAGGTTTTTTCGGAAACACTAGAATATGTCTGATATATCATTCAAACATACTCCCTATAGGGTATAATGTCCGTTATATCATACAAAACTATACCCTTATGGGTACTATAAGAAACATTATCCCCCGGGTACTTCTGGTAGTTAGCGTACCCCCGGGTGTACGGCGTGACAAATGTAATGGGGGAGATAGTGTGTGGGGACGTTACTGCAACCGACCCCGGTGCACGCGCTCGACCGGTGTACCCCCCTTGATTCTGTAACTCTTTATCTAACACAAAACACCGTAACACTAAAAATTCTACACATGGAAAAGGTAAACGAATGCACATGCAAAGGTGCAAGAATTCTCGTGACAAGTCACGAGACAGGAGTGACAACATGCACTGCGTGCAAGTGTGTCACAAAAATGTTTGTTGAAATCAACGTAGATGATGATTGTTTCCCCTTTTAGGGGAAACTTCTTCATCTGTTATTAACACCATAACAATCTATGGAAACAGTTGAATGTAAATGTAAGCACTGCGGGAGCATTGCTACAGTGAATTTCTTCGAAAGAAGATTTCCGTCCTTCGACGATGAAGGGCGATTTGATGGAGAGGATGTAGTTACATACGATGAAATCGTATGTCACAATCCAGATTGTAATAATGTCTATTCTGGTAGTGACTGGACACACATTCCACTTCATCAACAGGATTGTGACGATGAACTCCCCTTTTAGGGGGGGGGGTTCATTATCTACTATTAACACCGTAATGATTTAAATTCTACATATTATGAAATTAACTACACGAATCAAAACCGCGTATCTATCAGTTCGCGTGTTAGCAATCGCAGAGACCTACGGTTTCACCACTGTCGGTCAAATGTATCGTTTTCTAAAACGCGCAAATCCTCACGCGCAATTGTGTTATCGCGGATGTACCGTTAGAGTGTCAAGATTGCTCGAGGAATTGGACAGAGAACTCTCGTAAGAGAGTTCTTTAATCTTATTAAACACCATAACAATCAAAATAATACACACATGAAAACTTTAAAACAAATTCTTGTCTTTTTCGCGACATTCTTTGGACTGTTTGCGATGTTAAACGGTGCAATCGCATTATTAATTTGGGAAACCTTATATAATGTGATACATTCCGCAGCGTCATTCCTCACATTCATTGTCTCACTCATCTGTGCAATAATGGTAACGGCTGAATATAGTGAAAATGAATAAGCAAAGGGACTTCATTCAGGGTTTAGTAGCGGGAGTGCTACTAACCCTTTCAATCATTGTCATAGCAGTATGGAGTTTATTCATGCTGTGATAGTGTGTAGAGAGAGATAGCGGGGAAACCCGCTTTCTTTTTTATCTATCATTAACACC